CGTCCGCAATGAACACTAGAACCTGAATCTAGCGAGTCTACCAATTCCACCACTCGCCCATTTCTTCACTCAAACGCCAAACTCACACTTGACGCTTCGACATAATACCACGTCAGGAAGCATTTGTCAATAGTTTTTTTCGGAGCCGGGAAGGTTCCTTAGCTCTCCCGGTTGTCCAGCGCGTAAATCACGCAACCAAAACCCGCGATCATAGAAAACAGAATCGCGCCGCCCGCAGCGCTGCCCAAAGCCGCCCCTACAAAAATGCCCGCGATTGCTGCCAGAATCATAAGAATCACCGAAACAACTGTTCTGAATTTTTTCATTTTTCTGCCTCCATCTGATTCAGAAATGCATACGCCTGTTCCCTGCTTTTGAAAACCGTTATTTGCCGCCCGTCTCCATATTGGCGCAGAAGCGCATAGATCCGGGGCAATCTGGTCTGTGGAAAAGATTCAATAAATGCCCGAAATTCCGGGTCTACCTCCGTCTCTATCCATGGCATTTCCGGTCTGGGCTTCCCAATCCGGTCCCGTATCCCTTGCAGGCAGGTTTCCAAGGGGTAGTCCAGCAAAAATACCGTATCGCAGTGCCGCAGGCGCGTTTCCATCGTCCTGCCGAAATTCCCGTCCAGGATCCATGTATCCCCGGCCATAATTTCTTCCAGCTTTCGGACAAAGGCATCCTCGGAAATGGTGGTTCTGTCCGGCTTGTGCCAGATAGAATCCAAGTGATATAACGGCAACCCTGTGCGCTGTGCCAGATGCCGGGAAAAGGTTGTCTTCCCGGAACCGGGGCAGCCGATGATAATGACCTTCCGCATTTCCGGCTTCACCTCACTTAGAACAGGTCCGCCGTCGGTGCTGACGGCGGACCTGTTGGCGGAGAGAGTGGGATTCGAACCCACGGCGCGTTGCCGCGTCACTGGTTTTCAAGACCAGCTCCTTAAACCGCTCGGACATCTCTCCATTACACAGGGCCGATAGTATAACACCGGACCCTCGGGCAATATAATAACAGAGTTCCCCCAAATTGTCAACCGTTGGCAGTTGTTCTTTCCATATTCTGGATAGCAACGCGGATAGTAACCGCAATCGTAACGGGTAAATATTCCATGCTTTTAGAGGAATTTGATAATGTTTTCAGAGAATCAAAGATGCCGATATTCGCAATTTTCAGATGCAAAAAAGCCCTAAATTCCTGAATTTTGAGAACTTAGAGCAATTTTGGCGGAGTGAGAGGGATTTGAACCCTCGCGCGCTTTTTAGACGCCTACTCCCTTAGCAGGGGAAATCTGCTCCTGTTTTTGACACTTTTTCGTATGTAAGCACTGGCACATTAAGTAAAACTGCGGTATTTACAGAACTAATTCAGAATTCAATACGCAGTAAAAACGCAGTAAAATACTGCCCACAATGTCGATAGAATAGTACCATCATACCGCGATTTTGTCAAGCAGAAATGCATATTATTAATTATTGTATGGTAGGCCAAATAAAAAGTCAAATTAAATGCAGGTGCTCTTTCCACAAAGCCTATGCTCTGTCTGCTGGCAGGAATTTAATACCTTCTACGCAATCACTTTCCACAGTGAACACATTGTGAAGTATTCGACCTTCCGTTTTTCATTCGTCGTCGTTTCCAATTTTACTTTTCTGTTAATAAAAGGTAACGACTTCTCTAGACTTTTATGCCCAAGGGGAATCCCCTGCCCCACGATAGGCAATATGAATGAAATCCATTAAAATTTTTTCAAAACTAGACCTATTTTGGGCTCACCGCTGCCGCACATGTGCATACATACGCGCGCAGTACCTTTTCGCGCGCAGGCATAGGCGTGCGTGTACACGTATGCGCACGGTGCGGGCGTATGGGCGCATGCACGGGCACGGTGAAGTACTGTACGCGCGAAAAAAGACGGCGGCCAAACCTGGAATCTTCCAAGGTCTAGCCGCCGTCTCCGTTATCTGTCTGTCTGCTCCGCATCTCGGGCCATCCTCTCGGCGCAAGCCTGGAGAATGTACCCCTGGAGGCTCTGCCCGGCAGCCGCAGCAGCTGCACGGATTTCCTGCCCACGCTCTTTGATCGGGCGGATGCTGATATAGTCGCACTTCTCGTTGTACTTGTCGTTGTTCCTGCGTTTGGTTTCGGATACTGGCATAGTGTTCCCTCCTGTTGCTTAAACACAACCATTATACCCCAAAAGGCCGCAGCACGCAACTGTGCAAATTGCATATAACACGCAACAGGATTTTGTGTAAAGCGTAGAAAGCACGCAGCAGGGCTTGACAAATGCACTGTTGCGTGTTAACGTTAGGGCCAGAAACCAGTAGGAAGGAGGTGTCCCGATGAAGCAGAAAAAGAAAAAGCCCAAAAAGGCGGTGGATGTCGCAACCATCCTTGTTACCGCCTTAATGGACTTGCTTGTAGGCCTGATCTTACTTTTGGTAGATAAGCTTACATAAACCAGTGTCCGGGTGGGTTTCCCACCCACCCGGATTATATCCTTTTTCTGTTCCGTCGTCAAGTATGATTTATAAATTAGCCGTTTTTTTCATCGTCCTTGCCATTGTAAAGATCATCTACGTTGCAATCCGCAACAAATAATCCACGAAAAAGAATTCCCAGGATATTCCCCCAGGGCCACCTGACTGGTCCGTCACACTGAAAGGAGCCATTCCCATGACCTACCCCAACCGCATCCGGCAGGAGTTCTACACCCACCAGGGCCGCCCCGTGCTGCTGTCCGCCGTAGAGCTTTCCCCCGGCCATTTTTGAAACGGCTCTGCTGTCCGCCGACTGTGAGACGGAGTATGCGATCCTGCGTTCCGAATCCGAAGCAACCGCCCTTTCCGACTTTGCCCATCTTCGCCGGACACACCGCCCGGATAACGAGATCCCCGCCCTCTCCGGCAAATACGCCGCCCTGCGGGATTCCCTCCGGGCCGCCCGGGCCGCTGGACTGGCCGCAGCTGCCCGGGTCCCCGACGGAGGCACCTGTAATCTGGATTCTCCCGCCATTTCCCTGCCCCGCTGGCGTTCCGCCCTGGTGGAGGAAGCCGCCCGGCAGGCAGGCTGCGGCTGTTACCGCTGGGGGACATTCCGCGGCGTTTACGTTTTCCCTTTCCAAGTCCCCGGCCAGGCCAACAAACGGGAGACCGCCGCCGAAACCGCCACAGCTTACCTGCAATCCCAGGGCTACGACGCCCTGACCTACAGTCAGATCGATTGACCATCCCGGGCGGCATACGCCGCCCGGCCACTTGGAATTTTGTCGCACCCTCAGCATTTTTCCATTTTTACGCGAAAAAGCCTTGACAAAATTCCACATACACGCTAACCTTGCTAGTAGAGAAGGGCTGACGGCTCGCCTCCATAGTGGCCGCCCGGCCCGCCTCCCCGGAAATTGCCTTGTTTGACCTTACCCACAAGGAGGATACAGCATGATCTATTTCTGTCTGGCTCTCGCCGCCTTCGCCGTCCTGGTCCTGATTCTCCCCACCCATAAGGGCTCCACCCCCGAGGATCTTCCGGAACCCAGGCGGTCCCCAAAGCCCCCCCAATCCCCTACCCATTTCATCGACACCCACCTGCACAAGGACGACGCCAAAAAGGCCCGCCACAAGCAGAACCAGTGGCCCCTGTAACAACGCCGCCCATCCATTTCGTTTTCGGATCTTCGCAACCCCATAACGCAAAAACCGGGGCACCGCTTCTTTTCAGCGGTGCCCCAAAACTGTCTTATTCCTGATTTTCGTCCTTCACATCTAACTCGCCCTTGTCGATCCACTGCTTAAACGCCTGATGCAGTCCCGTAGAGGCCAGGCCGGACACAGCGCCGCCCAGAATGACCTCCGGGGTCACAGCGGGCCAGTTGAGCCAGACGGACAGGGCCACACCCAGCACCGCCACAATGACCGGGATCCACCGGTTGTCGGCGCTGGTCACGTGCTTGATAAGATAGCCCACCACCAGGCACAGGCCCACAATAACGGGAATGATGTAAGTGTTCAGAAATTCCATTTGTTTGTCCTCCTTAAAAATCAGTTGGGTTTGTGGTACTCTTCCAGGTCCTCAATCCTATGATTGATGACCTTGATCTGCTCCTCTACCACGGGCATCCGCTTGGCAAAGTTGTTGTGCTCCCGGACCTCCCGGGTCAGCTCGTCCACCCGGGTCTCCATGACCGCCTGGGCCTTGTTGTTGGAGATCATGACGCCGATCAGCGTCAGCCCGCCGGTAAGTACGGCGGTGATAATCGATGCGATAATCGTTTCCACGGCTGCCTCCTCAGACTTTGGTCAAATACTTCCGGTTCACGTTGCCCGTGATCGCCCCGGACCTGTAGATGCTCACCGTGATCCGGTCCCCGACAATGGCCCGCACATACAGCTTTTTGCTGTACACCCAGCTCGCAAACTCCTTGTTCTGGCCGTAAATCGGTGCGCCGCCCTGCATAGTCACAACGTCACCCAGGGCCAGCGTGTCAGCGGCAGGCTTGTCCTCGGCGGGCTTTGCCGCCCGGATCTCCGCCAGCACGGCCAGAATCCGGTCCCCGTACCCCTTCGCCGTGGCCCAGCCCTTGCCCTGGGGGTTTTCTCTCTGGCCCAGCCACTCCACATAAGGCGCGGAGCCACGGGCGACCAGATAGAATCTGGGGTCAACACATTCCCCGCCCAGGGGCTCGCTGTTGGCGTAGGCCTTGAGGTGCTGGATCTGCGCCCGGATGCCAATCTGCGGCGTGTCGAAGCTCTCGCCCTTGGCAAAGGTGGAGGTCACGCCCATCATGGCAAAGTTGTTTTGCGCCAGCGTCACGGCGCAGGTCTCGCCCGGGAACGCAAAGTTGCCGGTCTCGATGCAGCTCTGTGCAAAGGCGATATCCCCGGCAATGCCCTCGGTCTTTCCCTCGGTCAGATACAGCGGAATCATGTCAATAACCGACTGCTCCACCCCGGGCCGCTTGGCCTTGATGTAAGCGATCATCTGCGCCGCCGTCGCCACGGCCTCGCCCGCAATGCTGTGGTATCCCTCCGGCTCGGCAGGCGTCACCGGCGTGACCGGCTGCTCCTCCTTGACCTCTCTGGCCGTCAGCACGGCGCTGTAGCCCGCAGATTCCAGCTCTGCCCGGATACCCTCCGCCAAAGCTTCCGGCAGCCCGGAAGCGCTCAGGTCGTACACGGTCGTTACCTTGGGCACGTTCGCCGCGTCCAACCGCCGGTTGACCTCCGCCGCGATCTCCCCGAACCGCTCTTCCAGGTACGTGCCCGGGCACTGGGTGTTGAAAAACCACTTGTGCATGGTCATGTTGCCGGTGGTGTCGCCGGTGTACCGCAGCCGTCCAATGCCGGGGTGGCGCTGGCAGATGTCCACCAGCAGCCGGATCAGGGCCCCCATGGTCTCGGCGCTGACGGGCCAGGGATCATCGCGGGAACTGTTGGCTACTTCAATAGTGATGGCCCGGCTGTCATTGTCATGGCTGTTGGACGTCCAGGGCGTATCCGCCTCCGACACGCACTGTACAATGCTGCCGTCCGTGCCGATGGCGTAGGTTGCGGACTTCTTGTCCTCGCCCCGGAACGACGCCGCCACCACCCGGGCATTGCACACCATAACGGCGTGGTGGATCGTCACCCGGGTCAGCGGATGGTCCCGCCCCTTCCGGTAGTTCTGGCTCGGCACAAACGCGCTCGCCAATTTGCTGTCTACTTCTGCCATATGTATTCCTCCTTGTACAAAATTATAAACTGTTTACCCCCGCCGCATACGCCGCGTCCAGCTGCGCAAACGTCGGCGCTTCCCCCATCCCCGGCCTCGCCGCCTCCTGGGCCGCGATCTCCTCCACCGTGCAGGCGACAGGGGAGCCGTCCACCAGCCTGTACCGGTACACCCCCGATCTGGTCCGCACCCCGCCGGGCAGGTAGTTGCTCTGGGCGTGATGGTATCTGTCCCCATCCCCCCGGTCGATCTCCGCCCACCCGGAAGCGTCCGTCAGAAACGCGGAGGAATTGACGTGGGTAATGTACCCATCGGCATTGCTCCTGACATATACGATGTACTCCATACTCCACCTCACAGGTCCGCGCTGAACAAAATCCGGTTGTCGCCGGTGTTGAACACAGCAGGGACGGACACGGTCCCGATATCCAATACATCGTCAAAATAGACCTCCACGCCGTTGACCCCCGTCCGGCATGTTGACGGCGTCCCCGAAAAATCCGTGTACGCCCCGCCCCCGATGATCGTCCCGGCCACGTCCGCGCAAGTCGGATCGACCCGCATTGCCACCGGCCATGGGATTATCAGGTTGATCTTATGATCCCAGGTCAGCACCGCCGGAACATTCATCCAGTCGTAGACCGCGCCAAAGTACCGCTTGCATTCCAGCTCTTCCGCCGCGTACCCCTTGTACTGATATCCCGGCATGTTGTCCGCCGTGTAAGTCCCCTCATACAGCGCTGCCCATTTGATAACCCCGCCGCTGGACTGGATCGTCACCGTATTCCCGCTCCTGGTGATGGTCGCCGTACCCGAGGCCATGCCCACAAAAGCGCTGGTGGTCCCCGGCGTAGTTTCCAGCACCTGACTGATGGTGCCGTTGAGCGAAAGCCCGGTGTCGACTTCGTAGGCCGCCTGGCCGGATACCAGCTTCCACCGGTCCACCGCGTATTTCTGCGTGCCCCCATGGGTCTCTCCCACATCCACCTGGCAAAAGGGATAGACAAACCAGCTGTTGTCCAGCAGATTCCGGGGCTGCCCGCCCTGATAGGTGCCTGCCAGACCAAACACCTCCACCCCCGCTTTGATATTCTCCGCCGTAAAGTCCCCGTCAAGGCCAGCCAGCAGTTCTTTTGTGATTGCCTCCACGGAGACCGCAGCAAAATTCCGAACGTCAATGTCCGTCTGCTTCGTCAGCCCCGGTGTCAACGCCTTGTTGCCTTGGGCGTCGTAAAACCGCGCCGTCCCGCCTCCCGTTTTTGGAATATCCACAGCAGGAACCCCGGAGTAAGCCGCCCCGGCAATCGTAATATTCTGTGCCATTGCCGCGGCCTCAGGAGATCGTCAGCACTTTCGTGGTGGAATCCTGTCCCACGACCGGCACCGTAGCCGTTCCGACCCTTCTTGTCAAAGATCCGCTGAAAAACGTCTTGCCGTGCATCACATCCGCCTCGGTCGCGTTGGCCGACACGTCTACAGCATCAATGTGGACCTTTCTCAGCAGCTTGCCCGCCGCGGGGGTGATGTCCTGAGCCGCCGTACCGGGTGTGGCCGTCTTGTCCTCCACCTGAATATACTTCTTGACCGCCGCGCCGGTCTTGTTGCCGCTGACATATCCGGCGCCAACCGTTGCGGAGGGTGTTACCGTGATCTCGTAGTCCGTCTCCGTGTCTCCGATCTCGTCGCCGCTGACGGCGGCCCCCGGCGTCACGCTGCCGTCCGCCACATTTTTGCTCACGGGGCTGTCATAGATACCGGCGGGAGCCGTCACGGTCTTGCCGGATACGGTCACGTCCTCCGCCGACTTCACCGGTGCGGAACCGGTAATTTCGTTCCCGTCTACCCAGGCTTTCTTCCCGGCCCGCAGATCGCTCGTCCCGGCGTCGCCGCTGTTGGTGTCCACAAATTTCGCGCTGCCCTCGCCCTCCGCCAGCGGAATGCTCACATAGGGCACGTCCTTGTAGGTTACGCCGTTGATTACAACATTCTTTGCCATCGTTTTTCCTCCTGAATTCAAGTTATGGTCAGCCCAAACC